GGGGCGGGGTGGGCTTCACCGTCCCGACCGACAAGGCGTTCTTCTATCCCGAGGGCATCGAGGGGCTCTTCGAGATCTATTACGCCCCGGCTGACACCTTCGAGACCGTCAACACGCTCGGCCAGCCGCTCTACGCACGCACGATCCCCGACCGGGATCGCGACGAGTGGGTGCGGCTCGAGATCGAGAGCAACCCGCTGCCGATCTGCACCCGCCCGCAGGTGCTGCGCTCGGCACGGCGGACCTGATGAGCGCCTTCGCCGCCGCCCTCGACGCGCTCTTCGCCGACGCGCATCTCGCGCGCGACGTCGTCTACACCGCCGAGGGCGGTGCGCCGGCGATGGTCCGGGCGATCCTTCGGCGGCCCGACGACGTCACCGGCTTCGGCGAGGCGCGCATCTGGTCGGAGACCACCCGGCTCGACCTGCGCCTCGCCGAGGTGGCGACCCCGCGCCCCGGCGACCGGATCGAGATCGACGGCGAGGCCTTCCTCATCCAGGGCGAGCCTGTCCGCGACCGCGAGCGGCTCGTCTGGACCGTGGATTTGCGTTCGGCATGAGCACGATGGAGCCCATTCATGTGTCGACGTGGGGCGATCGGAGCGTGGACTTCACGATTGACTCTTTCGGGAAGGATGACAAATCAAGGACGGACGCAGCAACCGACGGGGGATCGATGCGGCAGAAACTGCGCGAAATCCGGTGTATCGACGACATGGGCAGGGAAGCGTTCGTCATCGAATGGGGGTTTGGTACTTCAGGTTCAAGCGATTGCACCTGCCGGGAGTTCCGTCTGGAGGACGACTCCCCTGTCAACGCGGTCGGCGGCGCGTACGAGCACTTCTACTCCGGGCGCTTGTTCAGACCGGCCTGACGGACTGGCGCTGTCGTGATGACGGCAGCGCTGTTCGGTTCAATGAAACTGAATCTCGACATCACGCCCGATCTTGTCTCCGCCATCGCTGCCGAGGTGAAGGAAGGCGAGAAGGCCGTCACCGCCGCCATGCGCGAGGCCGGAACCGGTCTCAAGACCGCCTGGCGCGGCCAGATCACCGGTGCGGGGCTCGGGCGGCGGCTCGCGAACTCGATCCGGAGCCAGACCTACCCGAAGGCTGGCGAGAGCCTGAACGCCGCGGCGCTCGTCTGGTCGAAAGCCCCGGTCATCATCAGCGCCCACGACACCGGCCCGCTGATCCGGTCGAAGGAGGGGTTCTGGCTGGCAATCCCGACCGAGGCCGCCGGGCGGGGCCTGCGCGGCGGCAAGATCACCCCCGGCGAGTGGGAGCGGCGCCGCGGGCTGCGCCTCCGCTTCGTCTACCGTCGACGCGGGCCAAGCCTGCTCGTCGCCGACCGGGCCCGCATCAACAAGCGCGGCCAGGCGGTGGCGTCGCGCTCGAAGACCGGCCGCAACCAGGTCACCGCGCCGATCTTCCTGCTGGTGCCGCAGGTCAAGCTGCCGAAGCGGCTCGATCTCGACCGAGACGCCGAGCGGGCGCTCGGCAGCGTGCCGGGGCTGATCGTGGCGAACTGGGTGGAGGGGAGGCTGTAGCCGCTGCGTATCGTCGTAGACGCAAGACGCGCCAAAGGTGCTCCGGCTCAGCGGCGACCGAGCTTGCCGAATTCGCTGTCGAGCAGCGACCGGATCTTCCTTGCGCCACCGCGCAGGGCTGCTTCGACAGTCGCGCCGTGATGTGTGACCGTCTGTGGCTGCATCCCCTCGGGCCGGGCCTCGATGGTGCAGCGAATGTCATCAGTGCCGCCTTTGGCGGCGTTCACATCCGCCAGGTGCACCTCGATCCGCGACAGCCGGTCCGTCAGATGTCCGAGCGCCGAAGCGACCGTCTGCTGGGCGACCTTGGCGAGGCGGTCGTCGCCCTCGATATTGGCGTCGGTATTCAGTTGGAACTGCATGTCGGTTCTCCTGTGTGTCTGATCACCTAACATGAAAAACCATGAAGATGGCTGATCGAGCGCAAGTTCATCTGCGCGACCAGTAGGAACGCCTGCGCGTCGATAGCGTGGGCGAGGATTCGAAGCCACTCACAATGCCTACCCCCCGCGAAACCATCCTGACCGCGCTGCACGCGCGGCTCTCGGCGCTGCCCGCCACTACCCTGCGGGGTGAGGTGCTGCCCGAGCGCGTCCCGGCGGCGGGGCTCCTGATGCTGCGCGACGGCGAGCCGGGAGAGCCGGAGGTCACGCTGTCGCCGCTGCGCTACCACTACCAGCACCGCGCCGAGATCGAGGCGGTCGTGCAGGGCGCCGACCGTGACGCCGCCTTCGACACGCTGACCGCCAGCATCGGCGCGGCGATCGCTGCCGACCGCACTCTGGGCGGCCATTGCGACTGGGTCGAGGCGGAAGCGCCGCGGGCCGTCGATCTGCCGGTCGAGGGCGCGGCGAGCCTGAAGGCCGCCGTGATCCCGGTCGTGCTGCACTATTCCACGGCCGACCCGCTGGCCTGACCCAACCGACCACAGGAGACGAACATGGCACGAGCCCAGGGGGCGCGGGCGCTGATGGCGCTTGCGTTCGAGACGACCTATGGAACGCCGCCCGCCAGCGGCTTCACCCGCATGCCCTTCGCCAGCACCTCGCTCGGCGCCGAGCAGCCGCTGCTGAACTCCGAGCTTCTCGGCTATGGCCGCGATCCTCTGGCGCCGATCAAGGACGCGGTGACGGCGGACGGCGATGTCGTCGTGCCGCTGGATGCCGAGGCCTTCGGCTTCTGGCTGAAGGCGGCCTTTGGTGCGCCGACGACCACCGGCACCGGCCCCTGGACGCACGAGTTCCAGTCGGGGTCCTGGACGCTGCCGAGCATGTCGATCGAGACCGGCATGCCCGAGGTGCCCCGCTACGCCATGTATTCCGGCTGCGTGCTGGACCAGATCACTTGGCAGATGCAGCGCTCGGGGCTGCTGACCGCGACGGCGCGGCTGGTGGCGCAGGGCGAAACGGTCGGCACGACCACCAGCGCCGGAACGCCCGCTGCGCTGGAACTGAAGCGCTTTGGCCATTTCAACGGGTCGATCACCCGGAACGGCACCGCCCTCGGCAACGTGGTCTCGGCCGAGATCACCTATGCCAACAATCTCGACCGGATCGAGACCATCCGGTCGGACGGCCGCATCGACGGGGCCGACCCGTCCATCGCCGCTTTGACGGGCCGGATCGAGGTGCGCTTCGCCGACCAGACGCTGGTGACGCAGGCGATCGACGGCGAGGCCTGCGAAATGGAATTCGCCTACGTCCTGCCGTCCGGCGAAAGCTTCACCTTCACCGTGCACGCCGTCTACCTGCCGCGGCCCCGGATCGAGATCTCCGGTCCGCAGGGGGTGCAGGCCACCTTCGACTGGCAGGCCGCGCGCGACAGCGTGGTCGGGCGGATGTGCACGGCGACCCTCGTGAACGATGTGGAGACGTATTGATGCTGACGCTCGACCTGACGAACGCTCCCCGCTGGCATGACCTGGCGCCCGGCGTGCGGGCGGAGCTGCGCCCCCTGACCACGGCGCTGATGGTGGCGACGCGCAGCGACCCGACCGTCGAGGCGGTGCCCGAGGAGGCGTCCGACGAGGAGCGCGCGGTGGCTTTCGCCAAGGCACTGGCACGACGGGCCGTGCTCGCCTGGGACGGCATCGGCGATGCCGACGGCAATGTGATCGAACCGAGCCCCGAGGCCATCGACGCGCTGCTCGACGTCTGGCCGATCTTCGAGGCCTTCCAGCTGACCTACGTCTCGAAGGGCCTGCTGCTGGAACAGGAAAAAAACGCCTCCGCGCTCTCGCCGAATGGTCCTTCGGCGGGGGCGAGCGCTACTGCCAAGCCTGCCCACCCTACGAGGGCCGCGAGCAGGCCTGCCCGGACTGCCCGGCGCGGCTGAACCGTCCGGAAACTTCAGAGGGTTGGCAGGTCTGGGACCTCGTCGGCCGACTCGGCGGACAGCTGCGCGTTCTGCCCGGCGCAGTGATCGGCTGGGATATGACCGCGGCGCTGGCGCTCGGCGACGCGCTTGGCGTCCCACCCGCCGCCGCGGGCGAACTGCTGCCCGTCATCGAAGCGGTGATGGTCGCCAAACTCAACGAACAGATGGATCACTTCCATGGCTGAGAAGAGGGTCAGCGTCCGCCTCGCGGCCGTGGGCGGGCGGCAGGTGCGCGCCGAACTGGAAGGTGTGGGCGAGGCCGGGTCGCGCGGCTTCGGACGACTGAGCCGCGAGATGGAAGCGGCGAACGCCCGGCTCGCGGCCTTCTCACGGCGGGTGCGTGTGGCCGCCGCTGCGGCAGTTGCCGCTGCGACCGCCGCTGGCGTGGCGATGATCCGGTCCGGTCTCCAGACCGTCGATGCGCAAGCCAAGCTCGCACAGTCGCTTGGCACCACGGTCGCCTCGATCCAGACGCTGGAGCGCGCGGGGGAACTTGCGGGCGTGTCGATGTCCGGTATCGAACAGGCCACGAAGGATCTGACGCGCCGTCTCAGCCAGGCGGCCGCCGGGACCGGTCCCGCCGCCGATGCGCTGGACCGGCTGAGCCTTTCCGCCACCGACTTGATCGCGCTGCCGCTGGACCAGCGCGTCGGCGCCATCAACGCCGCCATCGAAAGCTTCGTGCCTGCCGCCGAGCGCGCCGCCGTCGCGGGCCAGCTCTTCGGCGAGGAAGGCTCCATCGCCATGAGCCGAGCCGGATCG